GCCCATAACTCCGTTCCAGTCCAGCTGTTCACCGATATGACCCTGGCTGACCGCCAGCAGGCATTCAGCGACATCAACAGCAACGCCAAGGCTGTAAGCACCAGTCTGAACCAGGCATACAACCAGCGCGACGAGAACATCAAGCTGCTGGCCAGCATTGCCAACCGCTCGCCGTTCGACGGCCGCATCGAGTTTGAACGCAATGCCGTATCCGGGAAGAGCACAAAGCTGTTCGCGCTCAAGGCGGTAGTCGAGGCAACCCGCGTGCTGATGGGGTTGAGCAAGCGCGACCAGGTGACCGAGCAGCAAATAGATGCGGCAGAACACTGGTGGCGGCTGATATCCGGGCCGGTCCGCTGGAATGCCTGGCTGACGGATCACGCCTACACCACGGCAGACGGACGGGATGATTACATCACCTATCACGCTGTTGGCCTGATGGCGCTGGCCAGGCTTGGCCGCATTGCTACCGATGCCGGAATCGACTGGGCAGACGTCGCAGACAAGCTGTGGAAGGTGGATTTCGGGCGTTACGCCAACTGCTGGAGCGGCCGGTGCGTAAACCTGGACGGGAAGATGGTGGCCACGGCTGATGCGCAGCTGCAGACGGCGCTTCATCTGGCAACAAAGCTAGAAATTCCGCTACCACCGGAAATGAAGAGGGCCATGGCATGAAGCAGCGCATCTACATCGCCGGCCCCATGTCAGGGTTGCCTGAGCTTAACCGGCCGGCTTTCTTCGCCAAGGCCGCCGCCATCGAGGCGCAAGGCCATGTGGCGCTGAATCCGGCCATCCTGCCGGATGGTCTGGAGCAGCACGAATACATGGCCATCTGCCTGCAGTTCGTCCAGATGGCTGATCGGTTGCTGATGCTGCCGGGCTGGCAGCAAAGCGCCGGAGCCATGGCCGAGTACCACCTGGCCGTCAAGCTTGGCAAGCCGGTCCTGTGTGCGGTGACAGGTGAGCAGATGGGGGTGGCGGCATGAGCATGACAGCAATCGACCTGTTCGCCGGCCTGGGTGGCTGGTCAACCGGCGCCAGCATGGCAGGCATCAACGTGCTGTGGGCTGCCAACCACTGGCCGGTGGCCGTAGAGTGGCACAGCGCCAACCACCCTGACACCCTGCATGTCTGCCAGGACCTGCACCAGGCCGACTGGTCGCTGGTTCCGTCCCATGATCTGCTGCTCGCCTCCCCATGCTGCCAGGGCCACAGCAAGGCCCGCGGCAAGTCCAGCGGCAATCCGCAGCACGATGCCAGTCGCTCCACCGCCTGGGCCGTGGTCTCCGCGCTGGAGTACCACAAGCCGGAGCTGGCCATCGTCGAGAACGTGCCGGAGTTTATGGACTGGACGCTGTATCCGGCCTGGGCTGCCGCCATGAATGCGCTCGGCTACCAGCTGGCGCCGCATGTGGTCGACTGCGCCGATCTGGGTGTGCCGCAGAACCGGGTGCGCATGTTCCTGATCTGCACCCGCAGCCGCTCGCCGCTGTTTCTTGACCTGCCGAAACTGGATCACGTTCCTGCCACCTCGTTCATCGACTTTGACGCCGGCCGATGGTCGCCCATCGAGCGCAAGGGCCGTGCCGCCGCCACGCTGGAGCGGGTAGCCAATGGTCGCCGCCAGCACGGCAGCCGCTTTCTGATGAGCTACTACGGCAACACCAAGGTGGGCCGTGCCTTAGACAGACCCATCGGCACCATCACCACCCGCGATCGCTGGGCCATCGTCGACGGTGACCGCATGCGCATGCTGTCGGCCGGCGAGAATCTGGCCGCCATGTCATTCCCGGCAGAGACCGCCCGCCCGGATAACCACCGTCTAACGGTCCATATGGCCGGCAACGCCGTGCCGCCGCTCGCAGGCATGCACATCATCAATGCGCTGAGGGATGCAGCATGAGCGCCCTCCCCATCCAATACCACCTGCGCCACCACTGGCGGAAAAGCCGGGCCCAGTTCTGGGCCCTGTGGTACCGCGCTTTTGAGCACCAGGAAGACACCCGGGATCAGCTGCTGCTGACCCTGGGCGTCATCCGTTCCATCTACTGGCAGGCCCTGGGCCAGGGCTACGACAAGACCGCACGCGCCATCGGTAACTGGTGGGCCAGGGTTGCACCGCTGCATCAGCAGGGGGAGCTTATCCTGTGAACCTGATAACCATCCAGACCAAACTGGCCGGGGTAGATATCCCGGCCTACTTCGTTGGCGAACCAGGGCGGGCTGACCTTCAGTGGTCGCTGGATCTGCTCGATAAGCTGCCGGATGACTCGGGAGCAGAGCTGTTCCGCCAGTACCTGAAACGCCGCAAGAAGGGCAAGGCCTACAACGCACGCACCGCCAACCTGTGGTTGCGCGGGCGGGTCGATTGGCTGGTCGGCATGATGGAGGCATTCCCGGTGGAGTTGCGCAAGCTGCGCAACCAGGAACACCGGGAGCTGATCGCCATTGAGCAAGCCAGCCAATCGGCGCTGCTGCTGCACGAAATGACCGAACACGGCACCATGAAGGCCGATCCGATCGACTGCTATCACCAGGTCGGCAAGGTGGCCAAGCAATGGGGGTTCCTGCCGCCGCTGCCTGCTATGTTCGCCAGCGATGACGCCTGCGAAGCCTGGGTGGCCAGCGTGCTGGTGCGGCTGTTGGATGACGCATGGTGGATACGCCGCATCAACCGCGCCTATGACCGCTACACCGAGCACTCAGCCATCCTGGTCGGCAAGGTGCGCAAGGGAGTGTCGGCCTACATGTCCGATGCCAACCTGAAAATTCACCGCCAGCGCAAGACCGCCGCCGCCATCTGGATGCGAGACATGCTGGTCGTGAATGAAACTCACGGGTTCGAGATCTCGCTGGAGCAGGCCATTCTGGCCGGTGTTGCCAATCCTGCCATTCGCCGCCATGAACTGATGGTGCGCATGCGCGGCTTCGAGGACGTTGCAACCGAGGCCGGGCATGTGGGGTTGTTCATCACCTGGACGGCCCCTAGCCGCTTTCACGCCTGGCGCCAGGCTCGCAACGGCAAGAGCGTAGAGAACGACAAATACACCGGATGCACCCCGCGAGAGACCCAGCGTTACCTGTGCGGCCTGTGGGCGAAGTGCCGGGCCAAGCTGGGCCGCGAAGGCATCCAGCCATATGGCTTTCGCGTCTGCGAGCCGCATCACGACGGAACGCCACACTGGCACATGCTGTTGTTCGTGCAGCCTGAGCAGCTGGCACAGTGCGTCAGCATCATGCAGGCACACGCCATCACAGACGACCGTGAAGAGCTGGTGCGCCACCATCGCAATGGCAGGCCATGCCCTGAATTCACCGATCTGACTCCCCGTTTCGATTGGCAGGTGATGGACCCTGAAAAGGGATCCGCCACCGGCTACATCGCCAAGTACATCGCCAAGAACCTGGACGGCCACGCAGTTGGCATCGATGAGGAAACCGGCCAGCCGGCAGAGGTGACATCAACGGCGGTCACAGGCTGGGCCTCCTGGTGGGGGCTGCGCCAGTTCCAGCAGATCGGCGGTCCGTCTGTGTCTGTGTGGCGCGAGCTGCGCCGGATGCCGGACCCATGCGGCCCGAGCCAAGATCAGGTGCTTGAGGCTTGCCGCAGGGCAGCCGATGCCGGTGACTGGAAGTGGTTTGTGGAGGCCATGGGCGGGCCGATCCTGGCCCGCAATGACCGCCCTGTGCGCCTGTTGAATGTCATCAAGGAAGCAGCCAACCGCTACGGGGAGGACGTGACCAAGCTGATGGGGCTGGTTGGCCGGATAAACAGCATCGAGACCCGCCTGGAGGGTTGGGTGATCAGCCGTGTTGGTTTGAGCGCCCGCCAGGGCGTTGGCTCTGGCGCCCGCCAGGGCGATGCTCTGGCTTTGCCCGGCGCCAGCCGGGCTCCTTGGAGCTCTGACAATAACTGTACGGGACGATCACGGACCGGCGAAAAAGGATCGCCGGGGCGCCCGGATCGGGTGTTGGCAGAGAGTCTTTTGCACTTGGGCCTGAGCCTGGAGGACATCGAGAGGATGCACTCCGGGGCTGTAGTCCAGCTGGGCGGGACTTACTACCGCATTTCGAACGGCATGCTGATGGATAGCCCGGTCTGGAACGGCGCCAGAAACGATGAATTGCACCGCGGCAAGGCTTTCGAGGATGCCGGGTGGGAGCTGCCGCCAGACAGGCCGACAGACGAGCAGCTGATCAGGCGGGTGAAGGCCGGGCATTCATCGCTGGAAACAGACGGCGCGGGCGCTGATGACGCCTTCATTAGCACCGGAACTCTGGATCACGGCCAGCTTGTGGCCGATGTGCTGGCCGGAAAGCTTGCGCTGGATCAATGGATGGACGGCATGCCGGAGCCTGAACTTTCCACCGGGTTCAAGTTGCTGCGCGAAGAGCTGTACCGGGCCGAGCAGCAGCTGGAGCAGGAACAGAAAAAACAGGGCCTGCCGGTGCGTGATAATCCGAGATGGGAGGGAATATGGGAGTTCTTCAGTTCGATAGCCAGAAGCAAAGATCCGGTAATGGAGGCGCTGTGGTACGACTACATGCTGTGATGCCGGAGCCAATGCCATCGCACAACCTGGCCGCCTTGCCGGCCTTCGACCGCCAGCGCCTGGACATCGACAAGCGGGCCGCCTTCGTCATGTGGAGCCTGGTGCTGGAGCAGCCACGCTCACGCGCAAAGGACGCCACGCCAATGACCAGGCGCGAGATCGCCGACGAACTGCAGGCCACGCCGGCAGAGCATCACGCATACCACCTGGAGCGCCTGCAGCACTGGCGGGACCACTACACCGCGCAGCTCATCACCGTCGCCTGATCACCTCATACATGCTGGATAGGGCACGCACATGCTCGATGGGTGCGGACAACAGCGGGCCAAGGCACTGGTAACGCTCATCATCAACGCGCCTGATGTCTGGGTGCGCAAGCAGGTCTCGCACTGTAAGATCAAGTGCATCGGCAATCACTGCAGCAGCGCCGAATGGCATCATCTCTGGCCGCTCCAGCGACAACCACCGAGAGAGCGTGCCCTCTGGGATCTGCGTAAGTCTGGACAGGTCGGCCGCTGTCATCCCTCTGGCGTGCAGAACGGTGGAAAGATGCAGCTTGCAGGCCTCGATGTATCTAAGCGCCTGGGGGGTTATATAGCGCTTGTGCCTATGCATCAGACCTCCTTGGGACTGTCATATATGACAGGTATTTCAAACGTGAAACTTATACCAGATATACCCCTATTTTTGAGGGCCCCATTCGGGCATCATCGGTGACGGATGTCACAATAAAAACAGGATGTATTTGATATGAAAGAATGTTTATGGGGAGCGATATCGGCACTAAACCAGATTGCTCTGCTTGCCTCCTGGACAAGCTGCCCGGACCCTGACCGCCTGCAGGAGATAATCCGAAGCATCGCCAGTCAGGAGGTAGCGCGAATCGAGGCAGAATGACGATTCGTTTGCGCAAGCAGGCCTCTGGGCAGGCAAAAGCGCAGTGTGTTCAGGAGGCGCCACCATGGCGCCTTTTTTGTGCGCGGAAATGCATCATTCCGCAAGGATCGGGAAAGGATCGCCGGATCGCGCCCGCGCCCACTGCTGGCGGCATGCGTGGCAGGAGGGCCGCTATCATGCACCTGCATGTTTTCCACCCCATAAAGCCCGCAGGCGTGGCGGGGTCATGACGGCGCGCGATGGGTTGAGGTGGGCTGGGGCAGGAGGGCGCCGCCAGGCCGGCCAGGTGGGGCCGTGCCGGCATCGGGCAGGCAAGGCAGGGCAAGCGTCAGGCACAAAAAAGCCGCCCGGGTGGGCGGCAAGGGGCGCTGGTTGGTATCAGGCGGGCATGCTCGCCAGGGCATAGGGCTTGAAGCGGATCACATCATCGCCAGCCCACTCGTTGACGGATGTCATCATCACCCGCAGGCTTTCCAGTTCGGTGGCGTCGAACACCTGGGCGGCCTTGTTGGCATCGCCGAAGCCTCCGGTGTTGTTGGGGATGATGCCCATCAGCTGGGGCGGTACCCGGTGCGCGGCCAGCTGGTCATCGCGGCTAACATTCTTGATGCTCAGGAACTCATCCTTGGCTGCCACCTCGGCCACCGGGATCAGCTTCAAGCCGTCCTTGCTGCCGTTCGGCGCGTACATGAACAGGTTGCGGAAGTTGCCGGGCCCCTTGCTGTTCTTGAGGGCAGTGCGCAGCGCATCGATGTCGCCTTCGTTCTGCACCGCATCGGTAAGGTACAGGATGAACCCGGCATGGCTGCCGTTCTCGTAGTAGCGGCGGCGGAACAGCGTGGCCGACTCGTTCAACAGGCTGGAATTCATCGAGGCAACATAATCGGGGATGCCATACACCTCCTGATTGATATCGGCCTCCATCAGGTGATGAACCTCGCCGGCCGGCATCTCGACTTCGGTCTTGTAGTCTGGAACCCACCAATAGCGGTTCAGGTCCAGGCTTCGGCGGGTGAACTTGGCCGGCATCGGCTTCAATGCCAGCAGGCCACCCAGGCGGTTGGTATTCCGCTGCAGGTACCCATTGCCGAAGATCATGAAATCCATCGCCCAACTGGTGAAGTCGGCAGAGCTCAGAAGCTTGTGCGGGATGAAGCACGCCCGCAGGATGTTGCGCTTCACCTGCAGCGCGGATCCATGATGCACGGCCGCACGGTACACCCGGGACAGGCCGGACAGCGAAAGCGGTGGCTCATACCACTTGCCGTTGCTCATCGCCTCCATGTAATCGAAAACTTCGCGCTGACTGAGCACGGGCAACGGCTCGCCGAAGGTGAACGCCTCGGCGCGGGGAGTAGTCGCCACGGTGGCGGGTGAAGATTCGCTCATTGATAGATCTCCAGGAAGCTGGAATTGGTAGAGGTTGCCCCCTCAAGGGGCTCATTGAGAAGTGCGTGCATGGTGGCCCATGCGATATCGGCGTGGCTGGTCTCATCTGACCGGCCGGCCTCATACGTTGGTAACCGGCCGGATGCCGTCATCGCCCGGCGAATGGACATGAAAGATTGCGCCAGATCAGTCCATCCGGCGTCGAACTCCATGCGGCCCTTGCTGATCACATCGTAAGCCTTCATCACCAGGCGGCCCTTGATGACAGGGTTGTACTGCAGGCCGCGCACCGCGGGGAAGAACTGCTTGACCAGCTGATAAACCCCCTCCCCGATGCCGGTCATATCGATGCAGATATGGGCCACGTTATAGCGCCGCGTCATTACCTGGATGGCCTTGGCCTGCGCATCGAAATCCATGCCCTTCCACTGGTGCTTCTCAAGCACACGGAACTTGCCACCAGGCACTGAAGGCGGAAGAACTACCACACAGCCGGCGCTGTCGCCTGCCCCACCCTTCGCCGGGTCATAACCGATCCACACTGGGCGATGGCCGACAGGCCGTGCCGCGAACGGCTTCACATCCTCCCAGCACTCCCAGCTGTCCACCATGCACTTCTGCATCATCGGCATCGGGAACACGCTGGCCGTATCGTCGATGAACTCGCACATCAACAGATTGCGGTACTCGTCGGCGCTGTACTCGAGTCGCAGCTGGTCTAGATCGAACAGATTGCACCCGCCGCGC